GTTTATTATGAGTGCAAGATTGAGCTTGGGAATAGGCGATGGCTTTTCCCTGTCACAGTTGTCTATGCCTGTTTCTCATGGAGTTGGGCTGTTTTTGTGCGCACTAAACGTGCTGTTGTTGAACGGGTAGAGCAGTCTTCTTGGGAAGTTATTGCCAAGTGGGTTACTGGTTTTATTGTCGCTGCTCTCATTTCAAGACGGCTGTATGTCTTTGCCACAAAGGATCGTACTGTTTGTACGTGCACGTTGGCTTCATGCCCGCGCAAGCACATTGTCACCAAAGAATCGTACAAAGAGAAAATTACTTCAATGTACGAGTGGATGGACGTTTGTGCTCTTACTATTATGGCACCTATGTTTTTGTACATGTCTGCTCGGGATTTGAAAAATTTTTGGTTTAAAGTCAAGGAGTTTTTGCGTGTCATGCGCATGACTCTGGGGGCTGGCCATTTCATTTCTCATTTGTTCGCTCCAGGTGCTCCTGATATATTGGCTGATGCCACTGATCGCGTTCAAGGCATAGTTAGTGTGGCTGAGGTGGAGAGTATGCTCATGGATGAGTATCCCCACAATAGCAGCACTGAGCACGTTTCCAACTTTCGTCATGATATGTTGGCAGCTAAAGATACTATACATGGTTTAGCCAGTAAAATAATTATGCGTGCTCCACAACGCTCGGAGGTTGAGACGCTTATCAATGAGAGCATAACTTATGAGGAGTATGTTGTGTGGTGCAATTCACGTGTTCGCAATCAGGTTGCTGATGAAGCTAAGTATGCTGAGAACATTACTCGTGATGTTAGTGAGCGCATGGATGAAAGCGCTGAGCGGGCGCCGTGGTTTAAGCGTTATAGTACAGTTATACTCATTGGGGTGTTGGTGGTTGTGTGCAGTCTTGTTATTTGGTGGTATAAGTCTACGCATGTTGTGTCTAAAGATGGTGATAGGGCGGCCTTAGTGCCACCCGCACCCCCTGTGAGTGACACCATACGAAACACCCATCCCGCTGCTGCGGTCGTTGCTGCAGAAGGTACTAAGGCACAAATTGCTGAAGGTTCACGCAATGTTCAGTACAAGTTGGAACCAACGCGTGATCCTGCCATTTTAGATCCAACCATTACAACGCACATGCGTGAAGTTACTAAAGTGAATGGTGTTTGGATGATGGGTGATACAACTTACACCCAGCAATCACGCCATATTGTGCAACCATTGTGTGATGAGATGCTTATTACTGGAAAGTGTACAGCTGAAATGTGTCAACTGCAGCATCCTGATGAAGAGGACATGGAGAAGATTCGTGTATCTGCGTTGCCATTCTGGAAAAGAATGGTTAATAAGGTTGTTCGCTTTGAGGGTGCACGTATTTGTCAAACTCAGTACCAAACTGGTAAGTGTGCTGGTCAAGCTGATGGCACTTGTAAAGAACCCCACATTAAGGGCACTTGGAAACAGCCGTGCCCTAAAGGTCGTAAGTGCCAAGACAAGGAGTGTTATCTATTCCACCCTAGACCCCGTGTCGCTGAAGGCAAAGGGAAGAACAAGGGTAAGTATCAAATGTATAAGGAAGAGAAACATGATAGAATCTTGAAACAGCGTGAGAAACAGGGCCAGCAAGGTAACTGGAATGACAAAGACTATGTTTTTGATAAACAGCGTAATGAGTATGTTGAACGCGATCAACCAATGATGATTGGTGGAGGAAAGATGAAGGGTGGCGGCACTGGCATGATGGCTGAATCTGGGCTTGGCAAGCCAGTCCCCCCAGCCATGCGACAAGCTGCTATTGTGCACGTCAAAGGTTTTTCTCGCGTCAATGGCGTTGTTGCACATGGTGCAATATGGTGTAACAAGCATGCGTTTTGGCCGGACAAGGATCGGTTGGATGGACCACCTTCTTGTGTTGGTGATCTCACCGTCAAGGATGGTATTCATGCGGGTGGTAAAACCTATAGCCTTGATGGTTGCATTTTCCAATTCGGTGATGGGGATTATGTTCGCATCACGTATCCTAAAGCAGCTGAGGAGTATTTGAAGACCATTGATGGTTGGAAATTTGCTGCACCAGAAGATGCTGGGCAACCGGTTTGGCTAGCTACATTGCACCCATTTGATATGTCGTTGCGTGTTTCGCAAGGTACTACTGGTGTTGCCACGCGTGCCCATTTAGTAGCTCATGATTGTTGGACCACTGATGGGTATTGTGGTAGTCCAGTTATTAACGTGAAAGGCCAAGTTATTGGCATTCACGCTGCTACTGACAAAACCACTAATTATTTTGTTCCATGGAATTCGGATTGGAATAGTGTGAAGACGTATAAGGGCCCTGTCGTGGAGCCTGCGTCTTTAAACTCGAATGTCCCCGGCCAGTAGCTGGGGTGTTCGAACAGTACCCTGTAGAGTGTGCTGTTCGAGTGGAAGACTTTGATAGTAGCACAGAATATGATGATTACGTTGGTAATGTGTCTTTTGTGCCACTAGGGTCAGTCCACCGTGTCACCCCTTACAAGGAAAAGAACAGTGGTTGTCGCATTTCGCGAGCCTGGTGGGCTGCGAAAGGGTATGACGTTGAT